GGCGACGGCCGGCAGATTGCCGTAGCCACCGACACGCGTGCGCTCCTGCGTCCGGAAGTCGGTCACCGGCACTACGTCGCACAGCCAGCGCCAATCCTTGTACGCCTCAAGATCGCCATACTCCCGGATCATCGCCCGGGTGATCGAGTCACCCAGGACATCGCCCCAGGTGCCGGAGCTGAGCGCCTCAGCGAAGCGCGCCGCGCCGAAGGCTTCCGCCATGCGCTTGCGGTCGCAGTTGGCGAACAGGCCCGTGACCTGACGGTCGCCCGTGATGTCGATATATGCCTCACGGAAGGAGGTCGGCCGCTTGCTGCGGTCGAAGAAGTCATCCAGGCGTTCCTGGACCTTCTCGGACTGGTCCTGGCCAGGCCGGATGTCACCACCGCCCAGGCCGGCAACGGGAACGCTCTCGGCGAAGCGCTGCAGGTAGTCGCGCTCGTCGTCGATGGCCTTGGTGACATCGGCAGCGGTGAACTTCGCGGCTTCGGCGAAGCGCTGGAGCAGACGCTGCTTTGCCGGCTCCGGCAACTTGCTGCCGGCGATCGTCAGGCGCGCTTCGGCGCGGGCCTCGATCATGCGGAAACGCTCGTCCAGCTCGGCCGAGGTGACGCCTTCGCCCGTGCCCCCGGCCGGCGCTCCGGCCGGGGGCGTAGCGCCTTCGCTCTTCGCCGGGTTGTTCGGGGGCGCCGCCACCGCTTCGCGGTAGGCGGTCAGCACGTCCTCGTCGGACGCGTCGGAAAGGGAATCGGCACGCTGTGCGTCGCGTGCACGGATCTGTTGCAGCATCTGCTGACGCAGCATGTCATTCTCCTGGACGGATTCAATGAAGCGGATGAACTGGCCACCTGCACCCGGCTCGATGATCAGGTCGACGCTGTCGACCTTGGTCAGCTTTGTCGCCTCGCGCAGTGCGCCCTTCTTCTTCTGTGTGCCGGTCGCGTCGATCGACAGGCCGAACAGGTCGGTCATGCCACGCTCGACGGCCTCACGCAGCTTCGGTGCCACGTCGGCGGTTTCGAGAACCTCCAGCACGGCGTGTACTTCCCCTGGGCCTTCCTGCACGTAGCGGGCTTCGACCAGGCGACCGATCAGCGCGCGGAAGTCCTTTGCCCCCGGCGCACCCTTGATGTGCTCGTCATCGGACTTCACGAACACGCGCACGCCGTTGAACAGCGGCGCCGCCTCGCGCAACACCGTGCTCGGGTAGTTGACGCCGTTGAGACTGGTGCCGGCGCGGATCACGCGCACCAGGTATCGGGATGGCGCGGACGGGGAATTGGCGGAGAGCGCCTCAATGAAGACGCCGCCCTCCGCCGCTCCCGCCTGTGCCCCCACAGGTTTCTCGCCGGGCGCGGAGCGCACCGGCGTGTAGTGACGCAACACCTCTTCACGTGCGCCCAGCACTACGGTGTTGTCGTCGGTGAAGGTGTAGGAAAAGGACCAGAATCGGCCGTCTTCGGCGGCGACCACAACGCGGTCGGTGAAGACGGATTCAATGTGACCGTAGAGGCAGTCCGGCCCCTTGCGCATCGCAGTCAGCGCGGCCGCACGCAACAGGTCAATGATCTGCTTCAGTTCGGTGGATGCGGCCTCACGCGCCTTGAGCGTGTGCTCGCCGCAGATGCCTTCCTTCGGCACCACGTCGGCGGGTCGCTTCACAGCGCCTCCTTCCACACCCGGACATCGTCCGAGACGACTCGCGCGTGCTCGCCGCGGGACAACTCCACGATGTCACCGACCGGCTCGTAGCCCTCGGGAACGCATGGGCCGATGCCGTCAGCGGTGGTGGTGATGGTGGCGCGCTTCGGCGCGGTCTTTGCCGGCGCCTTCGGCGCCTGGTTGGACTTGGACACGTGACCTCCGGACATGGTGGGGAACCAGTTCGGAGGGAAGAATCAGCGAATGACCGGACGGCCTTCCAATAGCACCTGCTAAAAAGCCCCGCGCATTGCACGCAGGGCCTGTATCAGCGTAGCACTTCGCTCAGCGGTTGCGCGCTTCGAGCTGAGCCAGCGCAGTACGCACCGAGATGCTCGCAAGGTAGTCCATCGCCGCGGAGGCGCGGCTGATCAACCATGCGGTAAGGAGGCCAGACATGGCAATCGACACCGCCACGACCGCGACCCCAGGGATATGGTGCTGTTTGGTGCCGCCGTACGCCGTCGTCAACTCGACAACGCCCATCGTCGCGTATATGGCAATCGCAGCAACAACGCTCAACAACGCGATGATCATCGCCAACGTTGAAAGACCTCGCTCAGGTGTGTAGCCCCTGTCAATCAACGACGCCATTCCGTCGAGGGCGCGAATGCGTTGTGCATCCGTTCGGCCCGCCCTCATGGCATCGTTGTAACGGGTCCACTCAAGCTGGAAATCCTTGTCTGCCCTGGCCTTCTCTGCCGCCGCAATGCGGCCCTCGAAATCACTCATTGCCACGCTCCCTTTGTCCAGATGGATATTGCCCCCTTCCAGCAGTGTAGTGGATGGCCGGGCGCATCATCCTCCAGGCAGCGGGACTGGCGTGCCCTCGTCTCCGGCGCGCGGCCGGCGCCGGGTCTGGTCACGGATCACCTTCACGCCGGTGGTCGAGCTCAGCGGATCCATACGGACGTGTGACTTGGTCCAGGTGCTGCCGTCGGTAACGGGAATGCTCAGGCAGCCGCAGTTGATCGTGTTCGCCGGGCTGGCCTGGGGGTCGCGCGGGTACATCAGCGATTCGCCAGCGATGACGAAGGGATCGTTCACCGGCACCAGCTGGCCGTGCGCTGCCGCGTGATCGGGCCGCGGCTTGCGCTTCCCGGAGTGCAGCCACCGCTTCTTCAGGCCGGGCAGCAGTGTCGTCGCCTGGCTCATCGCGTCCTGGCTGGCACGGCTGTAGGCGCGGCCCAGCTCGTCGTAGACGATGCCGCGCGCGCGGCGCCGTACCGCACCACCCAACAGCCGCTGCACGGCGGTGATGGCCTCGGCGGCCGGCTGCGTGCCGATCAGCACCTGGGCAATCTGCGCGTTGATGCGGTCGATGGCGCGGGTGGTGATGCCTGTGATCTTGCTGGTCACGCCGTGCTGCAAAGCAGACAGCGCGCCCAGCGGCACCCGCGGCGCAAAGCTCATGCCGGCGGCGGCCATCGGCTGCGTGATCAGTTCGGCGCCGGCGATCCAGGCGCGCTCGGTGGCGCCGCTGGCGATGGACTCCGCGTTCGCCCGCCACACGCCCAACGCCTGGGCGATCTCGGCCTGGAGCGCCTGCAGGCGCGTGCGCTCCCATTCCGAACCGGCCGACGCCAGCAGTTCGGTCACGCGCTGGGCGGCCTCTTGCAACTGCCGCTCGATCTCGCCGACCGCGTCGCGTTGCAGGCGCGGCAGCCGCTTCATCTGCGCCCGGCGTTCGGCGACGAACGCCTCTTGCGGGTCAGTCGGCGTCGCCATCGCCGCCCTCACCATCGTCTGGCGGCGTGTTGAACGCGTCGTCGCCCAGGTGTTCGGCCTCGGCCGCGGCGAGCTCTTCGTCGGCATCGAACGTCACGCCAAGCCGTGCAGCCATCGCTGAAACGAAGCGCAACGCCGTTTGCCTGGTGATCAGTCCCTCGGTCAGCAACTGCGCGCAGGCCGCGGTGATCTGCTGCAGCGCCGCGGCGTACTTCGTGGTGTCCTTTGCGGTGAGCTCGGGGAAGTCGACACTGAGCGAATCCAGGATGTCTTCCTGTTCCTCGGTCAGCTCCTCATCCAGTCGGTGCCAGTGCGAACGCACCACGTACTGGCCGACCTGCACCAACATGTGCCGGATGATCTGCTGCCGCATGTCCAGCATCTTCTCGGTCGGCTCCGACATGCTGTCGCCAGTGCTGCGGTTCACGTCCTCGGCACCGCCATACCAGTGCTCGGGCACGGTCGCGCCGCCCAGGACATGGTTGCGGAACAGGCGCGCGGCATTGCCGGCGTCGTAGGCGTTGAGCGTCGGCGCCACGGCTTGCCACTTCTCGCGGTCGTTGTGCACGCGCACGCTGTTCGCACGCGGCGGCGAGATCGACGCAGCACGCTGGTTCACTTCATTCTGGTCGGCGCCGTCCAGGGTCACATCCCAGACGAACGCGCGCACCGCGGCGGCCCGGTCGATTTCCCCGAACAGGAACTGGTCGTAGGCATCCAGCCAGTCGGCCTGCGCCAGCAGGTCCGAGCGGCCGCGCGTGGAGCTGCACAGATCGTTCACCCGGAAGTAGAAGCAGTCGCCGTCGATGAATCCCTGGCGAATCTCCCGCGTGCGTTCGGTGAAGGCGGACTCGGGCACATTGACGATGACGCGGTAGCGTCGCGCTTCGCCCTTGCGATTCTTCCGGGTGACCACGCCGATGGGCTGCTCGCGGTTGTCCGGATCGGTCACCACCGTTTCGATCAGCGCCGGGTCCAGGTAACCCAACCGCACGAAACCGCTTTGCGCCCCACGAAAGACCGGCCAGCATTGTTCGCCGAACAATCCGAGTTCGCGCACGCGCTTCGGCAGCTTCAGGTCCCAGGCGTTCAGGCCGTCCTTCCAGTGCCGCTTCAGCGCGCGCGCGGCGCCCTCGTCACCCTCGATGCGCCACGACACGCCCTGGCTGAGCAGGTAGGCCACAGGCAGCTCGATCAACCGGTTGGCCAGCAGGTTGCTCTCCCACAGGAAGTGCGCCAGCTGCTGCATGCGGCTGTGGGTCATCGGCGCCAGGTCGCGGTTGCCATCCCCGGTGAGCCGGCGCCACTCGTGGTCGTCGGCGTCGACCGTCGCGCCGGCCGCTTCGCGCAGCGGCGTCTCGGCGCCATCGTGTCCGGCCGGCGCCGGGTTAGCCGCCCCGAACAGGCCGAAGGTCAGCAGATTTAGCCATTTCATGTCGGAATACTCTGAGGTCGGGGTCGGAAAGGGCCGCGGATCGCCACAGGATTATTTGCAAAAAGGGGTAAGGGGTTACTCAGGTCCATCCGGGCCAGCCGTGCGCCCACGCGGCGCCACAGGGCCGCTGAGGCGTTTGCCGAACATCACCGCCCGGCGCCGGCCGCGCATGGCGTCAGGCAGCGTGTCCGCAGCTGTGGGCTCGACGCTGGCACCGGCCGCGGGCGGTCCGCCGTCCTCGGCGGCATGCAGCGCCAGCATGTGCGCCCAGAACTCGTCGGCGTGGCCGGCTTCGTTGCGGTCGGCATCGAAGCGCGGATTGCCGGCGACGGTGGTCATCTTGCGCACCGCATGGTGGCTGTCGCGGATGTCGCGGGACACCGGGATGCGCACCCGCTTGTCCTCAAACATCTGCTTCCCGTGCGTGGCCAGGTGTTGTTTCACCTCGCTGGTGAAGGTGACGCCCTCGACGCGGTACTCGCCCCAGCGCCGCTGTGCCTCTTCCACCACGGGCATGCCCAGACCGGTCTTGTCGATGCAGGCGCGGCGCGCGGCATACAGCCGCATGCGCATGTCGAACGCGTCCAGCTGCTCGGCGAAGGAGGCGCGGCGCATCGTGTGCACATCGCGTGTCCACAGGACATCGCCCACCCGCTGCACCACCCAGATCACGCTCTTGTCCTGGGTGCGCGCCACGTCCCAGCCCACATAGCACTCGCCCTTGGGCTCCAGCTTCTCCAGGTGGCCGGCATCGGATGACTCGCAGGCGGTGATCAGCTCCCAGGACAACCAGGCGGACGCCTCGTCCACCGGGTTGCACATGTACTCCTGCTGCCACGTGTCCTCGTCGCCGCAGCTCTCGCGTTCGGCGTCGAGCCACGCCTGCCGCTCGGCATTGCTCAGCCGGCGCCCGAGGATGCGATCGGCCAGGCCATCGTTCACCGCATCCTCGATCGTCACCGTGTGCAGCTTCCAAAGCGGATCACGGCCCTCGGCAGCGGCCTTCTTGGCCTCGCTCACCATGCGGTAGTAGCGGTTGCCCTTGCCGTTGTATGTGCTCAGGATTCGGGCCGGGTAACCCCAGGTGATGATCGGCCGCGCTGCCTTCCACATGGTCTCCTGGTCGGCGTGGAAGGCGAACTCGTCCAGCACCAGCTTGCCGCCTTTGGAGCGGAACGCCTTGGGGTTGCTGGTCAGGGCATTGATGCGCTTGCCGGTGGCAAACTCGACCGTCAGCGCCTTGATGTCGTCGTCCTTGCTGATCACCGTCTCGCCCAGGTCGCGGGCGGCGATGCCGAAGATGCGCGCCCACTGCGCGACGTAGCGGATGTACTCCTTCGCAGCGCTTTCGTCGGCGGACGAGAACCACACGTCCAGCGGATCGTCCGCGCGCGCGGCGTCGAGCATGTCTTCGTAGCTCTGGACGTAAGTAAAGCCAACGCGCCTAGACTTTTCTACGACCTTCAGGCGCGACCGATCCTGCAACCACCGGATCTGGTAGGGCATGAAGTAGGTGGAGAGCTGACCCGTCACTGCCGACTCCCGGTTCGCGACTTGCGCCACCTGTTCCACACGATCACAGGCAGTGCACACAGAACCACGAGCCAGTTCACGGGCCACCACCAAACGAAGCGCGCGCGACCGCAGATGAGCTCATCGCCCACGTAGATCGGCAGGCCATTGCGACGGAGCAGCGTGCCGTACCGGCCGAATTCGTAGATCACAGCAGCCGCAGCTCCTTCTGGATTTCGTCGATCACGTCCTGGGACAGGCCGCGCCGTTCGCCGACTTCACCTGCCTTCTTCGCCGCGCGTTCGATGGCTACGCGCTCGATCTTCTCCCGGCGCTCGATGCTGGCCTTGCTGGTGGCTTCAAGGTCACGGATCGCCTTGGCCAGCAACATGATGTCCATCGCCTTCGGCGGCTTGGCCTCGCTCTCGCCGGACTGCGCGTCGCCCATGCTGCCCAGCGTCTGGAAGGCAACGGTCTTCAGCATCTCCGCCAGCAGCGATCCGACGTCGCCGGTCGGGTTCTCGCCCAGCTGCGCCACCCACTGGCCGGCCACCTCCTGCGCCTCCCGGTACCGCGCCATCTGCTCGCGGGCGCTCTTCACGTAACGGCCGACTGCCGACTTGCTGACATCGGCGTCCAGCTCGTTGAGCTTGTCGGTGATCTCCCAGATCGTGGCGCCATCGCGGATCAGGCGCATGCACAGTTCGTGCAGTTCCTTGGGCAGGCGGCGGATCGATGACGGCCGGGCCATGCGTCAGTCCCTCGCGAAGTCGACGCCCGGCAGGTCCAGGTCGCGGGATGCCACGTCCTGACCGCGCGGGGTGATCTTGAGCATCGCGACACCAGCCACCTCGCGTTCGACGATCAGGCCGTGCCGCGACAACCAGGCCAGGTCGATGGCGAGCGTGTCCTCGTCGATCTTGTAGCCCATCTGGCGCACCATCGTGCGCACCAGGGGCGCATTGCAGCCGGCGTCGTTGCTGCCGGCCAGGACCAGCAGAATGCGGCCGCGACGGAACGGGGCCTGGGCTTCGATCAGGTTCATGGTGTCTTGCCCTTCAACAGCAGTTTGTAGATCACGCCAACCTGCTCGCCGATGGCGCCGAGCTTCGCGCTGTTGGCGGTGGTCTCGGTGGCGACGGCATTGATCTTTTCGTGTACGCGGCCCAGGTCGCGCGGCCGCAGCATGTTCTGTGCGTCGGCCTCCATGCGCGTGGCTACTTGCCGCACCTCGTCGACCTGCTGGGACAGGTGATCAACGGTCTGGCGGATTTCCTGCACGGTGGAGGAAGTCTGCTCGCGCAGCGCCGACACCGATCTGTCGGTGTGCGCCTTTGCGTCCAGGTCGCCGCCGTCGATCCGCCCGCTCAGGTCCGTCGACCTGGCCTTGCGCCACACGGCGACGCTGACGGTGGCCGCCACCATCGCGCAGCACGCCGAGATGACCGCGGCGGCTGTCTGCCATGCTTCAACGTGATCCATCACTGCGACTGCTCCTTTTCGATCTGGCACCCGGTGCATCGCTGGGCGTGAGGCAGCGCCGCCAGGCGACGCGGGTCGATCGGCGCTGCACAGTCGACGCAATGGGTACGCGCCGGCAGCCGGTATGCGGCACGCGCGAGGATGCGTGCCAACGCATCATCCCGGGCGACCTGTTCGGCAAACTGTGCACGGTCAATCACGTCGGTCATGAGTCGCGGGCCGTCCCTGAATTTCGGCAATGCGTGCCTTGTCGGCATTCGCGATCCCCAGCGCGGTCATGCAGGCGTCGCGCTCGGCCAGCAGCGCACCGTTGGTGCCCGGCGCCGGCAGCAGCGGCAGAGCCGTTGGTGCGGTCAGCGCGGCAGGAACCGGCACGTAGCGCAGGTGCTCAACGGGCACTGGCTGGTGCCGGATCAGTGGCGCGGTCCGCGTGCAACCGCTCAGCCACAGCAGCGCACACAGGCTGACGGCTCCAATCGCCGCACTGTTCATCCTCGACATCGACGCGCTCCTGTTCTCGGCGCAATTGGTAGTAGGCGGACCAGCCGTCACGGCGTGCGCGTTCGGCGAGCTCGATGGCGGCAATGCCGCTGGCGGCCACGTCCGCACGCGCAGCGACACATTCGGCGTTGGCGGCGAGCAGGGCGTTGATGGTCTCCACGTCGCCGGCCTGGGCAATCTCGCAGGCACCGATCGCGGCGCTGGTGCGCTCACGCTCGGTTTCCAGCTTCGCCTGCAACGTGTCGATGCGGCCGGCCTGGTGCAGCGCCCATCCACCCAAGCCGAGAAAGGCAACGCCGGCAATGCCGGCGACGGTCACGGTTGTTTTGACGCTGAGCATCAGGTGTGCTCCTCGACCGGTTCACACGCCAGGTCGCCAGGCCAGCCGGCCTTGCTGTACGCCGGCTCCAGCGACAGCAGAATGCGGCGCACATAGTCACGGTTTTCCTTCCGCGCCCAGGCGGCACGGGCCGTGTGCAACTCCACCTCGCCGAACCATCGATTCGGGTCGGCACGCGCCAGGTGTGCCCGCTTTCGATCGCGGGTCACCCAGGCAGGACCGCCGTTGTAGCCGGACAGGGCGAACGCCCACCGGTCGCACGGCGTGGCGGCATCGGCCTGGTTCGTTTCGATGTGCCGCATGTAGCGCACCATCGCGCGTACCGACCAATGCGCATCCCAGGGCGCCGCCGGATGCAACTCGGGGTAGACCTTCGCGATCCACTCGGCAGTGGGCGGCGTGAACTGCGCCAGGCCGTTGGCATAGCGACTGGCCGCGCTGGCGTTCCACAGGCTTTCCTGGTGAATCTGGGCCGCGAAGCGCGCAACGGGTGCATCCAAGCCATACACCCGCTGGGCTTCGCGAATGACCGTCAGCCGCATGCGGGATGACGCGAGCGGAATGCGGACGCGCTCGGCTTGTGGCGTCGTGGCTGCCGTGTCCGCCGCGGCGCCGCCTGCGATGACCGCGCATGCGGCCAACAGAACGAGCAGCAACCAGCGAAAGCGCCGGCCCACCATCACGGCGCAAGCCCCAATGCCAGGACAGCGGCGGCGACGATGGCAGCGCGCCGCTTTGTCGCCGTACCGCGCGCAATGCCGTCGAGCTGGTGCGGCCGCTCGTAGGGGAACAGCGAGCGGTCGATCCAGTATCCCAGGTAGGCGCCGAGTGCGATCTTGCACGCGGCCCATGCCAGAAAGGTCAGGTAGTCACGGTTGGCCCATGCGACGACGAGCAGGAGCAGGAGAGCGGCGGCCAGCCACGGGCTTGCACGGAGCTTGTCGCGGAAGCGCAGCAGCCATGCCTTGAATCGCTGGGAGATCGTTCGAGTATCCATGCCGCGAGAGTGCGGCATGGGGCATCGCAGGTTCTTTTAGCTGGTGCTACAGAACCGCCACGTCAACTGGCATGCCGTCCCATTCTCTACCAGCGAGGACGCGGCCGTTGGCCTTCTTGGAGCGCCGCACCCCGTCTTCACCGAACGTGCCCCATTGCTTGAAGAAGAAGCTTACATCAGCCGCATCACATTGGCGTTGGATTGACTCCGCCCACTCAGGCTTCATGGGCCTGGCGCCGTGCCCGGATTCGCCGCCGACAATGACCCAGGCAATCCCGCCCAGGTCAAGTTCACCCAAGTCCTCGAGTAACGGCTCCGCTGATATAAACCGCGTCCGTGCGTCGATGGCTTGCAGGTGCGGGATTCGCGGAACACCGTGTCGTCTGTTTTCCACTGAGGTGCCTACCCAGATGTGATCTGGGATCGAGGCGCCTCTCAGGTAGCTGGCCATGCGCTCCGGCCGCTTGGTCAACACCTGGTACGTGTGCCAATCAGCGCGGCACATGGTGTCGAACACCTGACCGATGAATGAGTCGGGGACCTTGGGATGGAATAGGTCACTCATCGAGTTCACAAAGTAGACTGTTGGCTTGCTTTTTCGGATCGGGTCGTCGAGCCGCTCTGGACGCAAGTTGATCTTGAACCCGTTCTCGTACCCTGGTGTTCCCATCGCTTTCAGGCGCCGCGCCATGACCTCGGCATAGCAGTGCTTGCAGCCAGCAGAAACCTTGGTGCAACCCGTGACCGGGTTCCAGGTGTGCTCGGTCCATTCGATGCGGGAGCGGGTGCTCACTTCAACCTCACCATTCGTTCGTTCTTGTGCCAATGCACCGGTTTCTTCGGGCGCTTGTCCTTGGCGTCCAGATTCTGGATGTGACCGCTTTCGACCAACTGGCGGCCCACTCTGTAGAGTTCACTTAGATCGCAGCTCGCGGCTTCCGCGATGTCAGCCATCTTATCGACGGTGAACTCTACAGGGACCCCCAACTCCGGGAAAGCGTTGAGCCACGCACTGGCTGCTAAGTCTGGGTCGGGCGCTTGCACGGGAAGGCCGAGACTACCAAAGAGGTCTTGTTGGCCGCCCGACCGACGCTCATGCCGTCTCTCCCGTTGACCCTTGTCCGCTTTTTCGGCCTCTTCCAGGAAAGTCAGCAGCCCCCGCGCATTCCGCGTGGCGTAGACCATGTAGTAGAAGACCGCATCCTTGTCGCCATACTCGATAGGCAAAGCAGCCGTGCGCACTCGACTCAGCCTGGTTGAGCTGCCGCTTTCTTGAAGGCGCTGCCGGTACAAGTCGACACGCTGTTGTTCGGTCAAGCCGCGTGAGTTCTGACCGAACAAACTGATCAGGTTTTGCTCCTGGTTCTGATGTCCGGTGGCCAAACGAATGAAGGTAGACATAAAGTTGATCAGCAACTCGGTCTTTGGCCGCATCAGTAGTGGGGCAAGTGTCGCTGGTGCAATGACTTCCTTCCACGCGAACGGATCTACGAACACGAAGGCGAACTCGTCCGCATCCAGCTTGCCCAGGATCAGTGGCACCGCGTTCTGGAAGCTGTCGCAGATCACCTCTCCTTGCACTTGCGATTGGCTCTCCTTGGTCAGGAACTCAGCGAGTGTTTCGCAGTTGGCAGGCTCGATTTCAACGAAGATCGCGCGCATCCGGACGTGACGACGACGCGCCGCCAACGAGTCACGGCACTGCTTCATCGTCCGCATCGCAATGCCAGGCGAAGTATGGGTCAAGTCATCCGACTTCGCGCCCCAAGGACCGGCAAAGCAGTCTACGAAGGCAACCTTGTTGAAGTGCTGGCCAACGATCATGAGTAGCCGCTCGAGGTAGGTCTTTAGGATTTCATGCTTGGCGCGGGCGTGCTCGCGGCCTTGATACGGATCTTCGTCCTCTGTGCGCGAGGTCTGCATTGGCGCATTCATGTCATGCTCCTGATCCGCTTGAGCAGCCCTGTGAACGCCCTCAGTGCGTCGATGTGATAGCCCTGGTGGACGGCGATGCTGGCCAGAGCACTGAAAAGGGCGGCGAACTGGAGAGCGATGCGATGCGCCTCGGCACCATCGAAGCCGCACCAGTCGAACAGCAGCTGCAGTGCGGGGAATAGGAACACCGCCCAGAGCACCACCGCTAGGGCGAAGATGCTGGCGATGAACTCGATGAACTGCTGGCCTTCGCAGGCGCTGCAGAGGGTTCGCGACTGCGCGAGCAGGCGCTGCTCACGGTGCGGGCATGGGGTGCATGCCACCGTGACGTAGGTGTTGGTGATGTTGCCGGCCGCGGCTTGCGCCTCTCCCTCGGCCATCACGATATAGGTCCGACGATCGTCGGTCATGGTGTCCTCCCTGGACTGTTGTTGGCTGCGGTTCTCCTGCTCCGGCGGGTGCGTGGGGTCAGCGCTTCCTGGGGCTCTTGCTGGCCCCATCGAAGTTCTCGATGTTTCCGCCCGCGGCCTGGCTGCGGCCGCTGGCGGTGATGACCTGGGTGTGTGCGGCGCCGGACGGGCCGCCGAGAAGCTCGCGCAGCTTGGGGACGGCCAGCCCCTGCACGGCACGCGGCAGCGACCGGTAGAGCTCGACCAGCTCGCGTTCCTCCTGGGACAAGCCGGTCACGCCCTGCATGAGCCTGCTTCCGTACCAATGCGGCCATAGCTGCGCCGGATCGCTTCCGGTGATCTCGGCGATTCGTTGCTCGACCCGCTGGCTTCGGCTCCGGCCGTGGATGACGGCCGACACCGTATTGGCCGCGACACCGCATTCCTGGGCGATCTGGGCTTGGGTCGTCCCGGCGACCTTGATTGCCGCCTGAATCTCAGCCGGGTGCATGAGCGTGCCCAGGGCGGGGGTTGACAACCCCCGGCTCAGTCCATAGAGTGCGCTGCACTAGTGCACTGCACTTCAGCAGTGCATAAGTTCCACGCCGGCGACTGCGCGCAGCGCCGCTTGAAGACGGAGGTCCGGACCGATGCACCCAGCGCAAATCAAGGCCGCCATCGCGATGCGTGAATACACGCAGGCCCGGATCGCTGATGAGTGCGGTGTTGAGCCGAACACGGTGTCGGCCGTCATCCACAGCCGCAGCCGTAGCAAGCAAATCGAGAACAGGATTGCATTGCTGACCGGACTGCCACTGGAGCGGTTGTGGCCGAACTGGTACGGGCAGAAACCCGCCCGGCGCCGCGCCATGTCTACCGCCGCCATCGCCGAAGCCCTGAGCGTGTTCGGGTGATGCCATGAGCGAGAAACAGCGCATCGATCAATCCTCGCCCCGCGCGAAGGATATGGCCTCGTCCATCGACCCATCGACCACAGCGACGGCATGCAGCGTTGTCGCGCCGCAATGCGCGCAGAACAGGGGTAGGAAGGACATGGTCCTGTCCACGGTCGCTTCATCGGCCAGTGATGGCCTGTGCACCAGCTCCACAAAGGTGTCGCCAACGATGAACTCGTCCTCGCCGCAGGACGTACACGACCAACACTCACCGAGCCGTTTCCAGAGCAGCTGTCGAACCTCGTCTCGGGTAAGGGGCACGTGCGAACTCCTGTTGCCAGCGGGCAGTCTCGGGGCGCTTTCGCGCCACGGGATCACATTTCACCCCGTGCAAGACATTTTCGCAACAGCAAAAGCCCGGCGCCTTTGGAATAGCCCGCCGGGAGGGTCTTCCAATGGCTAGGCGCGATTGGAAACGGTACCGGCCGACCAGCCTCCGCGAGGCCCTGGAAGCCTGCGTGGACTTCGCCCGCGAGCGGCACCAGATGTCCATCGACCGCATTGCCGACGACATGGGCTTGCCCAGCAAATGGGCGCTGTACAAGTGGATCGAGGGGGCCAACATCCCGGCCTGCCGCATCCGGCCATTCGAGCTGGCCTGCCGCTGCAACTACGTGACCCAGCACCTGGCGGCTTCTGCGCGGAAGCTGCTGATCGAACTGCCGACGGGCCGCAAGGTGCAGCCCGGGGACATCCACGCGGTGCAGGACGCCTGCAACGCGGCCATTGGCGCGTTGCTCGGTTTCGCCTCCGGCAGCCACGACGCCGCCGAAACCCGCGCGGCCATCGACACCGCCATTGAACGCCTGGCGCGCGAGCGTGCCGAGGTGGAACGCCACCTGCAACCGGAGCTCGATTTATGACGGACACCAACGACCGGCGCTACCTGGTGCCGGCGCAGCAGCGCGTGCTGCAAACGATGCTTCGCCTGGTCGGCCACGAAATGGACGGCCTGGCGCCGGGCGAAATTGCCAAGGCGCTGCGTACCGCACCAGGGAACACCACCCGGGACCTGGCCAACCTTCGGGAGGCCGGCCTGGCCGAGCAGATGGAGACCGGCCGTTGGCGCATCACTCCGCGGCTCGGGCAGATCGGCATCGCCACGCTCAAGACCTTCGGCGATGCCCAGGCGCGCCTCGACGAAACCCGCGCGCGCTTCCTGCGCGAGCGCTGATCACCACCCACCCTTCACACGGAGCACCACATGGCCCGCCCAAGCCGTAGCCGCACCCCTGAGCAGACCGATGCCATCTCACAGGCCGGCATCGACACCGACGCCCTTGATGCCAGCGCCCAGGCGCTGGACACCGTGTCCGCGCACACCGCGCTCCTCGACGAGCGCTTCGGCACCGGCATCGCATACAGCTTCGAAGTGTATGTAAGTCGTCTGCGCAACCTCATGCAAGAGACCGGCGCCCGCCTGGTCGAAATGGGGCTGATGCTGATCCAGATCCGCGAGCGTGAGCCACATGGCCAGTTCACCGCGGCGCTGACCAGCACAGGCATTCCCCCGCGATTCGCGCAGCGTTGTATGCAGGCGGCCACCAAGTTCGGCGCCGACGCGCGTGGCAAACAGCTGGCGGCGCAGCTCGGGTCGGCCAAGGTACTGGAGCTGCTGAGCGAGGACGACGACGACATCGCCGAACTGGCCGACGGCGGCACGCTGGCCGGCTACAGCGCGGACGAGATCGACGCGATGTCTACGCGCGAGTTGCGCGCTGCGCTGCGCAAGGAACGTGAGGAGCGCGACCAGGAGAAGTCCGCCGACTCTGAAATCATCGCCAAGAAGGACGAGCGCATCCACAAGCTGATGCGTGAGCGGCGGGTCAGCGCGAAGAGTCCTGCTGCCGAGCAGGCGAAGCCGCTGCTGGGCGAGATGGACGAGCTGTGCATCGAGCTTGGCCAGGACATGACCGACCTGCGGGCGGTGATTGATCGCATCGAGGCGACGTTCGCCGAGGCCGGCGAGGAGGTGCCGACACACGTCATTGAGCGGATCGACGCCAATCGCAAGTTCGTGGCCGATTGGCTGGGCGTCATCACCGCCGACCTGGGCGAGTAACGGGAGCCCACGTCAATGGACCTGGGGGAGCTCGCACAGATGGAATACCTCACCTCGTTGGCCGCGCGGCTGCGCAGTGCCGGTCACGGCGAGCGCGGCCGGCTGATCGAGGAAGGTCGGGCAATGCTCGGAGTGAGCGCCCCCACGCTTTACAACCGCCTGCGCCGGGTCGGCTTTCATTCCGGCCGCAAGCTGCGCGCCGATGCCGGCGACACGCGCGTCACCGAGGAAGAGGTGCGCGCGGTCGCGGCACTGCTGGGTGCACGACGGGCCAACGGCAAGCGGATCATGGTGATCGCCGACGCGGTCGAGATTGCTCTTGCCAACGGCTTGCTCCAGGAGCGAGTCAGCGCCGACACCATCCAGCGACTGATGCGGCGGTTCAACTGCCACCCCGCGCAGCTGGATGCGCCAACGCCGCACCAGGACCTGCGCAGCCTGCATCCCAACCACGTGTGGCAGTTCGACCCCTCGCTGTGCGTCCTGTACTACCTGCCCAAGGCGCGCGGCCTGTCGGTGATGGATGAGCGCACCTTCAACGCGAAGAAGCCGGTTGCCTTGTCGCGCACGCTCAAAGAGCGCGTCCTGCGCTACGTCATCACTGATCACTACACCGGGGCCATCCACCTGCGCTACATCCTGGCAGCCGGCGAAACGCAGACTGGCTTGTTCGATTCGCTGGTTGAAGCGATGACGCACCGGGAGGACTTCGTTGTCCACGGCGTGCCCTGGCAACTTGTCTGGGACGCCGGCAGCGCGAACATGGCGCACGGGGTGCAGAACATGCTTCGCGCCCTGGGCGTGCGGCAATGGCCGCACATCCCCGGCAACGCGCGTGCAAAGGGGCAGGTCGAAGGCGCGCAGAACATCGTCGAGCGGCGCTTCGAAGCGCGCCTGGCCTTCATGTCCATCACGGACATCGACCAGCTCAATGCGGCCGCGGACCGGTGGAGCCGCGACTTCAATTCGACGCAGATTCATCGCCGGCACGGCTACGCCCGGTGGGCGCTGTGGCAGACCATCCGCAGCGACCAGTTGCGCATCTGCCCGCCGCGTGAGCTGCTGGCGCAGCTGATGCACAGCAAGCCGGAACCGCGCACTGTCGCCGGCAACCTGACAATCAGCTACAAGCCGCGCGGCTGCGAGCGCGGGACCTACAGCGTTGCCCACATTGACGACGTGCGGGTGGGCGATCAGCTGCAGCTGATCGTCAATCCGTACAAGGCGCCGAACGTGTACGTGGTGCTGCGCGATTCGGAAAACACCGAGCGCTTCATCGAGTGCACACCGCTGGAACGCGATGACGCCGGTTTCCTGGCTGATGCGCCGGTGATCGGCGAGCGCTATGCGCGACCGATCGATACGCCGCTGGAAGCATCACGCAAGGCGATCAGCGAAACGCTGTGGGGAAGTGCAGACGACAACGCGGCTGACAAGGCGCGCGCCTCCGGCAAGCCGGCGATGGCCGGCACGGTCGATCCGATGGCGGACATCGCCGCGCGCGCGGGCAGTCTGCCTGCGCACATCAAGCGGCGCGGCACCGAGCTGCACATCCCGAACCGCGTCCATGTCGAAGACAAACCCCTCGACCTGGTTGGAACCCTCTTCGAGCTGCGTGCCCGTCTGGGCCGACAGCTCAGGCCGCACGAATCCGAGGCCATTCGTGCGTGGTTCCCCGACGGCGTTCCTGCCGAGGAGTTCGACGGCCTTGTTGCCCGTATCGATCAGCTGCCCGAACCCGGTGCAGCACCCACCACCACAGCCCCGCGGCTGGTCGCGGTCGGCTGAAAGGAGCCCCCACCATGCATGTGACAGTGTCTGCCCGCGAACCCGAGATTCTCCATGACGCCAAGTCCGGAGAGCTCTTCCTCATCCACGCCCCGGTTTACGGTGAGTGCGTTGCCGCGCTCCTGCAAACCACCATCCGCAACGAAACGCCGGACAGCCGCGACATCGTCGTGATCGGCTGCCGTGTGGGCATCGCCGAATCGCACTACCGGCCGACGGGGTTGCACCTGCGTCTGCACGTCGACACGCCGATCACCCGACTCGACCAGGTCGAATCCGCATCCCTGCGCGCTCGCAACGCCGAACCGGACCCGCACTTCGAAGAGGCCCTGGCGACGATGCATGCCGATCTTCTCGACGCCGTCCACAAGCTCTGGGAAGAAGAAGGCACCCCCATCGGCACGACTGGATTCAAGGGTCGAGCCGAACGCCTGGCGCAGAAGGCCGAACGTTCCACGCCGCTCAGCGACCTCTGAGCACCCGACCAGCCCCCACCGGAGAAGCCACAATGCAAACCCATGCCCCCGCGCCATCCGCGACACCGTCTCAGACGGTCGCCCATGTCGTCACCGAGCACCGGCCCCGCGTGCACCAGATGCGCCCTGGCTGGTTGTTCCTGCAACCCGGCGAACCGCACCGCATCCTGGCGCTGCTGCATTACCAGCACGTGGATGTTGCCGACGGGACAACCATCTGGTGCGTGGTTGTTGCCGCCGGATCAGGCTGCACCTGCACCATCGGCGACCTGGTCCCGCTGTCGCGCAATGCTGTAGTCCAGCGCTTGCGGGTCGTCGGCGCGATGCAGTTGGCCCAGATGTGAGCCAGGCCATGACTCGCAGAGGCCGCCCCATCACCACCGCGCTCAGCGCGGCGCCATACCGGCTGCGGGCGTTGATGCGTGACTACCACATCCCGCTCCGTGCGCTCGGCGAACGGATCATCTACACATCCGGCCCCACCGCCGGCACCGGCATGTCGAATACGTCGGTGTCGCTGCTGGTGACCCGGCGGCAGTGGCCAGTACACGTGGATGAATCGGTGATCCGCAAGGCTGTGGCCGAGCTGCTCACTGATCGCGGCGCGTCGCCGCAGGAGATCGAAACGGCCTGGATCATCGACGGAAGCGTCGACGAGAGCCAGGCCGCCCCCAGCAATCCAGGCGACCCCAGGCGGACCACGAATCCAGAGCCTGTGGAAGCACCTATCGAACTACCGGAGGCGGAAATGCTATCACCCCAAGCAAAGGAACACTTCGGCCTGGCCAAGCATCCATTCATGGATGACGTGCAGGGTCCCCAGGATGTGTATCTCTCGAAGGAACAGCGCTACGTCCGTGAGAGCATGTTCTATGCCGCCAAGCATGGTGGCCTGGTCGCGATCATCGGCGAGTCCGGCAGCGGCAAAAGCACGCTGCGTCGCGATCTTGCCGAGCGCATTCACCGCGGCAACGAAACCATCGTCCTGATCCAGCCGCAGACGATTGACAAGACCGCGCTGACGGCGGCGCACATCTGCGATGCGATCATTGCGGACCTGAGCGATGAGCGACCGAAGCTGTCGCTGGAAGCCAAGGGCCGACAGATCCAGCGCATCCTGTCCTCGAGCTCGCGCGCCGGCAACACGCACGCGCTGCTGATCGAAGAAGCGCACGATCTGGCAACACCCACCCTGAAGTACCTCAAGCGCTTCTGGGAGCTGGAAGACGGCTTCAAGCGGCTGCTGGGCATTGTGCTGATCGGCCAGCCGGAGTTGTCGCAGCGGCTGGACGAACGGCGCAACCCGGACCTGCGCGAGTTCATCCGCCGCTGCGAGGTCGCGGTGCTGCGGCCCCTGAACGGCAACCTGGAGGAGTACCTGACGCTGAAGTTCAAGCGCGTCGGTCTGGAGCTGTCCACGATATTCGAGGCCGATTCGTTCGATGCAATCCGCAGCCGGCTGACCCGCCACCGCGCCAGCACCAACCAGGTGGAAAGCCAGCTGTATCCGTTGGTGGTGCAGAACCTCATCGTCAAGGCGATGAACGCCGCCGTCGATCTCGGCCTGCCGAAGATCAATGCCCAGCTCGTTTCGAGGATCTGACCATGCGCCCTGAGAAACTGAAAGCCCTGGCCGACAAGTTCCAGACCGCTGTTGCGTACGCGCTGGACGGTGCCGAGCGGACCGCCATCGAAGTTGCCTTGGAGGGCATCTTCGGCACCAGCAAGCAAGACGATCTCGCTGCCGCGAAGTGGGCCATCGGCGCAGTGGTGGCCGCGCGTCATCGCCAGATCGCCATGCTGGGCTACGACGCTCAGCACGACGACGAGCACATCAACGACGAGCTGCCGATTGCCGCCGCGCTCTACCTGCTGCCATCTGGCTTCCTGATGTTGGACTTGCTCAACAGGGCCGTGATGGAGGACCCGCCCATATTCGAGGACATGCTGAAAGACAACACCTTCGAAGTGCATCCGAAGTCGTCTGAGTTCTCCTTCCCGGAGCACGGCGCCAGCAGCGTGCATGAGCGCCTCGACGACCTTGCAGACGCGGGCGCGCTGATCCTCGCAGAGATGCAGCGCCTGATCCGGCGCTACCTCGAGGGCTCGGCACCAGCTGCAGCGGACCAGGAGGCCGGATCATGAAGGCGCCGAGTTCCACCCAGACGCAGCGCGCCAGTATCCAGCGCCTGTTCCGGCGCCTGGAGCTGCCGACCGATCGGACATGCCTGCTGCACCAGCGGCACTTCCGTGCGGCGCGCCTTGCGGCACCTGATCCCGACCAGCGCGTGGACGCCGTCCTGGCTGATCTGTCGATCGACGATGCCAGCGCGCTGCTGGATGCGTTGATCCGCGACATCGAGGAGGTGGCGTGATGGCACGTCCATCGTTTCCTGATCGCGTGTCTCCTGGGCCGCGGATTCCTGCGGGTGTGGTTGGGGTCGCGTCCGTGCTGGAGCTGGCGCTGAGGTTCTCCGCGTGGGCCGTGAAGTTTCCGCGCAACGACCCGACGCCGAAGCAGATACAGGCGCGCTGGGGCATGTCCCGCGCAACCGCCCACCGCTGGCACGCCGCCTGGCAAACAGTGCGGGCAGACGCGCCCCTGCTGGTGCTACCCGATCGTCAACCTTGTTCCGGAGACCGTCATGCAAAAGCACACTGACGAGCACATCCACTACTGGGCCGAGCGATTCATCGCTGCCGGCCCGACGCTGGGCCTCACATTCGGCAAGTTCATGGATCGCACGCCGGACGCGCGTGCGCAGATGCTGGAGCGACTGGAGGCCCGGCAAGCCGCCGAACAGGCGGCAGAAGGCGCTTTACCGGAAGGTGCTGGCGTGCACGGTGATCGCATCGTTGCGCCGACCCGGCACACCAGGCGCTGGCTGCGGCCCTGGTTCTACACGCGCCGCGAGCGCAGCCGCCAGGCGCAGTTGCGGAGGCACCATCATGGCCACTAAGCAGGCGTTCCCCATGTGGCTGCTGATCGCGTTGATAGCGATCAATGCGGCATGCCTTGGCTGGCTGTTCGCCCAGCGGGCGGCGGTGAAGGCGAAACGTGTCGAAGCGGCGCAGTTGCTCGGCGCCGTGCACGCACTGCGTGCCAAGGCGGAGGGTTTGGTCGAGAAGATCGCCGCCGATCCGTGCCTCATTCCGCCCACCAGCGGAGGTGACCGTGCAGGTCAAATGTCCAGCCTGTAACGCCTCGTTTTCGCTGGAGGCGGCATTGGCACTGGATGCGGGGCGGTCCGCATTGCTGGCGGCGCTGGCTATGCCGGCGCCGCTGGCGCAGCTGGTCTCGCAGTACCTGGGCATGTTCCGGGCCGCGGGCAGGGCGCTGGCGTTTCACCGGGTGGAACGCCTGCTTTCCGACCTCGAACCCATGCTGACCGGTGGCATCGTTACCCGCGACGGCCACGACCGGCCGTGCTCGCTCGCCGTGTGGCAGGAAGCCTTCGAGGAAGTCATCGCAGCGCGCGACAACCGGAAGCTGCGCCTGCCGCTGAAGTCGCACGGCTATCTGCTGGAGATCGCCTGCACGCTGGCCGAGCAGGCCGGTGCCAAGGCCGAGCGCGAGCGCGAAGAACAACGCCGTCAAGGTCGCCACCGTGAAACGGCGGCGCCCACATCTTCGGCGGTGGAGCGCAGCTGGTTGATTTCGGACACGCGCGCCGCGCTCGACCTTGGCGTCATCACCCGCGAAGACGCCGAACAGAAGCTGGCCGCCGCCGGCATCCGACCGGAGGTGCTCGATGGCCGCTGAAGTCATGACTGTTGCGGAGCTCTTGGCCGCACTGCGCAACCACATCGGTCGGCGCCGGGGCGTGACCGCCGCCGCCCTGTGCCGGGAAGTCCTCGGTCATGAGCCGACCGCAGGTGACGAGCGCTGCATGCGACACCTGGTCGAGGAACTGCGCCGCGCTGGACACCACGTTTGCGCCCATCCGCGCGACGGCTACTTCCTCGCCGAATCGCCGGACGAACTCGACGAAACCTGCGCCTTCCTTTACGCCCGCGCGATGGCATCGCTCAGCCAGGTCGCGGCCATGAAACGGGTGTCGGTGCCTGACCTTCGCGGTCAGCTGCGACTGCCCACCTGACGACGGATTGCCCGTGCCCCCACAGGCCCACCGTCAACCAGGACCAGCCATGAACACCACCACGATCACCATCAATGACATCGAAGGCAAGGCCAAGGCATTCAGCGCGGAGCGCGCCATCCTGGCCGAGCGCCTGCAGGCGTTGCGTGACGAGCTCGAAGCCGCGAAGCGCCGCCGACTCCAGGGCATCAAGAACGCGCTCGCCCGCGTCCAGGCGATGCACGAAGACCTCCGCACGGCCGTCGAGGCGACGCCGCACCTGTTCGAGCAGCCGAAGACGCGCATCCTGCACGGCATCCGCGTCGGCTGGATGAAGCAGCGCGGCAAGCTGGAGTTCGGCGACGCCGTCACCCTGTGCAAGGCCATCCGCAAGCTTTACGGCGGCGAAGCCGACACACTGATCAAGGTCACCGAAGCGCCGATCCGCGCCGCCCTGGCGGCACTCCCCGCGCGCGACCTGCAGAAGCTCGGCATCACGATCACCGACGACACCGACACCGTCGTCGTCAAACCTGCGGACAGCGAGCTCGACAAGCTCATGGCCGCGCTCATCAACGATACCGAACTGGAGGCGCTCGCCACATGACCGTCGCCGAGCTGCTCGCGGCGCTTGCCTCGCTGCCGGACTCCCACCAGCACGCCTTGCTCCTGCTGGATGGCGAGCTGGTGCGCGTCCGTGCGTTGACAAGCACTGAGTTCGAGCCGCGTACAGACCTTCAGCGCGGCTGCGCCGTGATTCGCGTGGAGCGTGCCTGATGCTCGCCAGCTGCCGCGACTGTCGGCACTTCCGCGCTACGGACGGGCTTGCCCTGGTCGGTGTCTGCGAGGCGCCGACCGGGCTCCACACCGGGCGCATTCAACCGCACTACCAATGCTGCACCGATTTCGAGGCAGCGAGTGACCGTGTCGCCGCCGATCCCGTTGGTTTTGACCTGCTCGAGACCGACGAGTGCGGCAGCTGCCCGCATCCAACCTGCAACGGAGACCACACATGACGTGCCCAAGTCGACTCTTCGACGGTCCTGTCTACGACACACCGAGCGGGCCGCTCTCAACGCGGATTCTGACGGTCGAAGACCGTCTTCGTATCGTGGCCAGCACGTCCAGTGTGGACGCGCTGCGCGTGGAATTGGAGGCTCCTGGCCTGCAGAAGACTGTGCGTGTCGCGATTGAGCGACGCCTCCGCAAGCTCGGTGCCGGCGCGGAGAGCGCGCACCAGTCATGACCAAGACCAAGACCACAACGGGCCGTCGCGTGCGTCCCGGCCGCAACAGCGATCTGGCCATGATCCACATCGCCGCCGAGAAGCTGGGCCTGATCCGGCCTGGCGATGACTCAGCCTATCGCGACATGCTGTGGTCGATTGCGCGGGTCCGATCCGCGGCCAAACTGGACAGCGGCGGTCGCGAGGCGGTCCTGAAACACCTGGAAGCCTGTGGATGGGAAAAGCCCCGTTCTGCCGCCTCTGGTGTGCGCTACACGAAGGGGTCGCCGGAAGCGTTGATTCGCTGGCTATGGAGCGAGCTGCACAGGGCCGGCCTGGTCGAGCACAACACCGATCTGGCGCTACGGCGATACATCGCCCGGCACGCCGGTCTGGATACGGGCGACATCGACCAGATTGCGCCTCAGCACCTGGACCGGCGCCAGCGCAACCAGGTCATCGAGCAGCTCAAGCGCTGGCTCGGGCGCACCGACAACAACGGGGCTGCAGCCCGATGAGCGCCAACCTGGAGCGCGTGGCAACCTTGGTCCGCGAACTCGCGGACATCACCGCGCGCGTGCTCCAGGACCGGCTCAAACTCCCCGCCGAACAGGCCAGTGACATCGGCCTGGAAGTCTCCCAGGCGTTCTGCAACGAATTCGGGGGCGAGGTTCTGTACATCCCCACCGGCTACGCCGCCCGGATCGAGGAGCGCGATCGCGCCATGTACCAGCTCTTCATCCAGAGCCAGCGCGACATCCGGGCCGTCGCGCGCGAGTTCAGCGTCTCTATCCATACCGCATACCGCCGCGTCGCCCTGGTCGAAGCTGCCGAGTTCGCTGCCCGGCAACCCCAACTCTTCGAGGATCAGTGAGGGACGCGCCCACCCGGCGCCCGACAGGCGTTCGGGGCTTGCGGGGCGCCAAGTCGCGCCAATCGCGCTCTCAGGTGTAGGCTTTCACCACGCGCAAGGGGTTTTCATTCGCGCGTCCCGTTTCTTCCCCTTGGTTCCCAAGGATTCCCACTTATAAAGCCCGACGCCCCCGGTTTATCAAGCGCCCCCTCACCCAGCTCGGGCACGTCCGCCGCCTCGGCGACGAGGGGGTGCGACAGGACGCGGAACCGGTTCGGGTGGCCGAGCGCGAA